GACTTAGACGCACCGGCACCAGCACTATATCCTAGAGGTATGTTGTTGTTTAATCAGCGTAGAAGTGGTTACAATGTAAAGAGATTTACTAAAGATTACTTTAACGCAATTGATTTCTCAGGAGAGACATTACCAACAGAGGTAGATGCATGGGTTTCAGTAGCAGGATTAAAGAATGATGGTTCACCATATATGGGTAGACATGCAGTTCGTCAAGCAGTAGTAGCGGCTATGAAGTCAATAATTGACACTAGCGGAGAACTACGCGAAGAGCAACGTGGATTTAACATTATGGCATGCCCAGGATATTCTGAAGCAATTCAAAACTTGGTTGCACTAAACAATGATAGACGTAATACAGCGTTTGTTGTTGCAGATGCACCATTCCGTTTAGCGGCAAATAGCACAGAAATTCAAAATTGGGCAAATAACGTTAACTTATCAACTGATAACAATGATGATGGATTAGTAACTGCTGATACATACTTAGGATTGTTTTATCCAAGTGGTATTACTACTGACCTAAGTGGAGAAAGTATTGTAGTTCCAGCATCACATATGATTTTAAGAACAATGATTCGTTCAGACGAAGCTAGTTTTCCATGGTTTGCACCAGCTGGTGTAAGACGTGGTGTTGTAGATAATGCAACAGGATTAGTATTCATTGATAAGACAACAGGTGAAGCAACTAGTACTGGAGTTAGAGAGTCACTTAGAGACACATTATACAGTAATAGTATTAATCCAATTGCATTTTTCCCAGGTAACGGAATACTTAACTACGGTAACAAATCAAAAACTGCAACCGCAAGTGCATTAGATCGTATTAACGTAGCACGTTTAACTGCTTATATTCGTGAAAGACTAGGTGTAATTACTAAGCCTTTCGTATTTGAGCCAAACGATAAGTTAACAAGAGATGAAGTTAAGCAAGTTGTAGAGTCATTAATGAACGATTTAGTTGCAAAACGTGGTTTATATGACTACTTGGTAGTTTGTGATGAAAGTAATAATACAAACGACAGAATTGATCGCAATGAGTTGTATATAGATGTTGCAATTGAACCAGTAAAAGCAGTTGAATTCATTTATATTCCAGTTCGTATACAAAACACAGGCTCTATCTAAGAGCCTGTTTTAAAGGGCACCCTTTTCTAAAACAAGTTAAAAAAGCGACTAAATACTAATATAGCAGGAGCAAAAATAATATGTCAGTAAGTTCATTAAGCAAATTTACAGTACCTTTAGCATCGGATCAATCCGCATCAGCTCAAGGTCTGTTAATGCCAAAATTAAAGTATCGCTTCCGTGTAAGTTTTGAAAACTTTGGTGTTTCAACTCCACGTAGCGAACTAACAAAACAAGTAGTAGATTTTACTCGTCCAAGTGTAACATTTGACGAAATTCCAATTGATATCTACAACAGTAAAGTATACCTACAAGGTAAGCATACATGGGAAACTGTTACAGTTAATATGCGTGATGATGCAAGTGGACAAGTTGCAAAACTAGTCGGCGAGCAAGTCCAGAAGCAGTTTGACATGATGGAACAAGCTAGTGCCGCATCAGGTATTGACTATAAGTTCATTACACGTTGTGAGGTCTTAGATGGCGGAAACGGTGCTTCAGCACCAAACGTACTTGAGACTTGGGAATTGTATGGTTGTATGATTACTAATGCAAACTACAATGACCTAAACTATGCATCAAGTGAAGCCGCAACAGTTACAATGAGTATTCGCTTTGATAATGCAGTACAGACACCAGTTGGTGCTGGTGTTGGAGCAACAGTAGCTAGAACAATTGGTGAGGTAGTAACAGGATAATAGAGTAGGATGGCAATTCTTAACTCTTTTCTTAATGCTCTATCAACTGGCGATAATGTTCGAGATTATCGGCATGCGTCTAAAACATTTGTGGATGGAAACTACCGCCTTGCTCCTAAGCATAGGTTTCTATTCCATGTTACTTTCGCAGTAAACTCAGGATTAGGATTTTCATTTGGCGCAAGTGATACACTTGAAGCAAGTTTTCTAGTTAAAAGTGTCGATCTTCCAAGATACACATTTGAGCTTGAAGAACAAAATCAGTACAACAGAAAAAGATATTCATATAATAAAATGAATTACGAACCAGTTCGTATTGTTTTTCATGATGATAACAGTGATGTAATTAGAAACATGTGGTATGCTTATTATTCATACTACAATAACGATCCAAGTTATGAAAGTACTGCTAGTTATAGTTATAGAGATGTTTACTCGCCAATGATGGGAAACTCCACACAATGGGGTTTAGATCGTAACGGCGGACAATTTTTTAATTATATTAAAATTTATAGCATATACCAAAAGAAATACACTGAATATTGGTTAGTCAATCCTATAATTGAAAGTTTTGAGCATGATAGACATGATGTTTCTGACTCAACAGGTACACTTGAGCATCAGATGTCAGTTAAATTTGAAACAGTAAAGTACAAGTCTGGAAATGCCGCAGGTGCTGGAGGCCCAGCCGGCTTTGGACAAACACACTATGACAAAGCGGCAAGTCCATTATCTGCACAAGGTGGTGGTACAACTAGTGTATTTGGTCCTGGTGGACTAGTAGACGCAGTTGGTTCAATAGGAGCAGACCTAGCAGGCGGTAATGTCGCTGGTGCAGTATTAACAGGAATGAGAGGAGCACAGAATCTAAAAGGTGCTAATCTTGGTAGTATGTTAAAAAGTGAACTAACAAGTATGGCAGTTGGTGCAATGCAAGGTAAAAATCCACTTGGTGATTTTAGTTTTCCTAGCAAAGGATCGCAAGGATCAGGCGGAAATGCTTTACCAAGTGTTCCAAAAATATCTGGAGTATCAAGTAATACTATTCCAAATTCTAGCCAAAGTGTAAGTAGTAACGGATCAGCAATCCAAGCAAACTTAAAATCAGCTATGCCAAGTTTTAGTATGCCTGGCGGCGGCGGAAAACCAAACTTTCAGTCTCTCGAAAGCGGCGTAAACCAAGCATTTTCTCTTGCTAAAGGAATGCCGGCGGCAATTACTGCAAAATTTCCAAATATTAGTCCATTCACTGACCCGGCATTTAAAGCAAAATTTAATAGTGATCTTGCAAAAGCTCAACAAACTATAGACAAAGAATTACCTGGCGCAATTGCAGAGGCAGAAGCCGCGTTTGCTAAAGGCAACAAGCAGTTATCACAAACATTTTCAGGCAAACTTGGTGGAAATATTGATATGGGCAAGAAAAATCCAATGGCTAGTGCAAAAAATTTCGTTAGTGGAAAATTTGGTGGAGCATAAGACATGAGTTATCACGGTGGATCATCAGGTGGTGGAGTAAGTTCAAGTGCTACAGGCCAAGGCGCAGAAGCAACATTAAGCACTAGTACTGGCAATGTACAAAGTGTAAAACCAAAGCCAAACCAAGAAGCAGTATTTGATAATTACAATGCAGGACAAAATGTTGTTTCAACTACTAATGAGTTTGATGCAGTAAAAGGTTTTTTCCTTAGGAAAACTGAAGGACAGATAGATTCTGCCTTAGCGTTAACTGATACTGTACTTACTGTATCCAATATTCATGGTATTTCACCAATGGCAATGATTGAAGAATTGGAAACATACAATACAAGTGAAGTACAACAGGTTTTAATTAGTATGATTAATCAAACTAGAGGAAACACTAGTATACTAGGGTATAATAAATCACAGACACCAAACCAGGCAGTTGCCCGCAACATTATAAGTTAGTGCTATGGCTAAATTTGCTCAAGGTAAGTTTACACTTAAAAATCCAGAAAAGTACAGTGGTAACAGAACACCAACCTATCGCAGTAGTTGGGAATGGGCGTTTATGCAATTTTGCGATAATCATCCAAGCATAGTGCAATGGGCCAGCGAAGCAATACAAATTCCATACAAAAATCCTTTAACAGGTAAAGCATCAGTATATGTTCCAGACTTTTTAGTTGTATATCAGGGACGAAATGGCAGTAAAATTGCTGAATTGATAGAAGTGAAACCAAAAAAAGAAACAACTTTAGAAAACGCTGGTAAAAGTAAACTGACACAGGCTAGAGCAGTACTTAATATGGCTAAGTTTGAAGCCGCAACACGCTGGTGTAAACAGAATAGAATAAAGTTTCGAGTGGTAACTGAAGACGATATTTTTCATGGAAATAAAAAGAGATAAGTATTAATATGACAAAAAAACTTGAAGAATTATTGGATTTGGCTCCAATACCCATTGAAGAACCAAAAGAAGACATTTTACCCGAGCCTACTGCTGAACAATTAACAAATGCATTGGAAAAGGCTGATAAAATTGATGCGGCTCTTCCTATGGTTACTAATTTAGAAGCAAGTGATACTGAAATGGACGATATCGCTACTACTGCTAAAGATACATTTAAAGATTTAATGGATTTAGGAATGAATGTAGAAGCACGTTTCAGTGGTGACATTTTTAGTACTGCCGCTCGTATGTTAGATACTGCACTTAATGCTAAAAGTGCAAAAATTGATCGTAAACTTAAAATGATTGATTTACAACTGAAAAAAGCAAGGCTAGATCAGCAACAATCTAAGATTGATGGGTCAACTGACAACATAGATACAGGCGATGCTGTGGTGCTAGACCGCAATTCATTACTTGAAAAACTTTTAAAAAACGATAAATAATACAATATAATAGAGAAGGTGTGCATAATGAAATCATTCAAACAATACTTGACCGAAAGTAAAAAAGAATATAAATTCCGTATTAAGTATGCCGGCACCTTGACAGATTCTCAATTAGATAGAATTGAATTGGCGCTTGGCAAATACAGTGTAGTTGACATGACTAAACCAAAAGTAACTCCTATACAAGAGCATCCAATGGATTTCCAAACATTGAAGAATTCTGAAGTTAGTATGATTGATGTTTCTGTTAACTATCCAAGTACAAGTGAAATTATTAGAAACGAATTACAAGAATTTGCGGCTATTTCCGGAGCTCATTTGTTAGTTATGAATGCAGATCATCCTGAAGAAATTGCACGAGAAGAAGCCGCCAAGATTCCGGATGATCAGGAATATAAGCCACTGCTTGATAGTGAATATGAAGATAAAAAACAAGATGCAACATTTGGTGATGAGTATAACGCAAATATGTTAAAAGAATTAGAGCGTGGAACTCCAGAAATAGAAATTGCTAAAAAAGAAAAACAAGGGTAAATTATTATGGATTTAGAAACATTATTAAAATATTCTGGCGTGAACAACTCAGAAGTTACACAAAAAGAATTAGAGGACAATGCCAACTCGGAAACTCCACAGGCTCCAAAGAAAACAGAAGCAGTAGGCGTAGCCGCTGATCCAATTATGGACTTGTGTGATGACGTAGGTTGTGATCCAGATCATCCTATATTCCAAGAGTTAGTGCGTTATTTAGATGTTGATCAAATTGCAGACTTTGTAGCAGATTATCGTAGAAATCACGATATGCCAAACGGAATGGATGAAGCAGAAGTAAATGAAGATGACATTGACGAAGGTAGTATTAAGTTTATGCATAGCCTAAAAGCAAAAGGCAAAAGTGATGAAGAAATTGCTAAAGAATTAGATATGGAGCCTGCAGAAGTAAAAAAGGCAATGGCAAAAACTGAAGAAGTACAAACTGAATCAGAAACAAAGATAAATGAGAGACTGTCACGTGAGGAACTAGATATCGACGATGAGGATATGGAAAACCTTATGAGTGCTGAGGAACTACGCAAAGAGTTAATAGATGATCTCAATCACTTATACGACGTAGCATCTAAAGATGATTTTACTGACACTGATCACATTATAGATGAAATGGGCGACTATTTTAACGACATGCACATGAATGCCGATGATGATACCCTTGACGCCTATGCAATGGCAAGAGATCTAGCCGACGCAGATCCAGCAGAGGTTGTACATATGGCCGAAAAACTTATTAAAGGACTAGGTGGTATTATTGAGTCAATTTCAGAGGACAAAGTTGAAGAAGACTTCTTAGGTGACATAATGGCACTTGCTGGACTACATCAGCCAGTTGAAGAAGAACAAACCAACGAAGGTGCTATGAAGAAAATGGTGGGCGATGTTGAAGATGGTATGGATAAGGCAGAGTTTGAAAAAACATATCCTGGCCATGGCGACAAATACGAAGAAATAAAAAAAGAAATCGAAGATAGAATGGCAGAATCAGTCGATGAAGTAGTTGAGGGTCAAGTAGACGAAGACGTTGTAGAGATTACTAAGGAAGATTTATCAAACTTGTTAGATCTTGCCGGAATAACACCTACACAGGCAACTGACAATGAACTGGACGAGTATGCAAATTCTCCAGACGAAGATTACATGGACGCAGACGTACAACTGAACAAAATGGCAGGAGGACTTAACGGTCCTAAAGGACAACACAAGAAAGAGGGTCCGGGGGATAACCCACTGGCAGCAAAACTAGCAGATAAACTGCAGGCAATGTTAGACGACTTAAACAAGTAATGACTTTTGAAGAAGAGTTAAAAAATTTAAAAAAACTAGCAGGGGTTGAATCTTACAAAGGTTTGACCCCTTATAGCGAAAACCTTTCCTACTTGGGAAATAAAAAAGCAAAACACATGAAAAAGAAAAAGATACAACCAGGATCAGCAAAGTGGTTTAAACTATGGTTTGCACAACCGGGACTTACTGGCGAGAATCCTTACGGAACTTAAATTTTTCTACATCACCAATATACTGTAACCAACTTGAATGCCGAATATTAAACGGCCTTTCTTTTCTTAAATTAGATAAGTTAAAATAGTCTGGCCTATAAGGATCTCTTAAAGGACGCATAAATCCAACTTTATCTCCTTTAGCAGTGTTACATTTCCTACAAGCACTTACACAGTTTTCCCAATTTGTTTTTCCGCCTTTGCTAATGGGAATTACATGATCTATTGTAAGGTCAGAAACATTAAAAGTATCAGCACAATATTGGCATTGATACATGTCACGGAGTAACATATTTGCACGACTAAACTTTACATGTTTTTTAAGATTATGATATTCTTTTAATGCAACTAGTGCAGGAACATCTAAATCCATACTTGGACTATGTACTTGCCAGTCATCATAAACTTCTATAATACGAACCCGATCAAGGAAGTATAATTTTACAGCCTGTTGCCAGCCAACTACACTTAATGGTAGTAGACTAAGTGGCTGATAATCACCATTTAAAATTAAACAGTCGCTCATGACAATATTTACCGTTTTAAAAAGTCGCTAAATAATAATATAATTATCTATGTATATTATAAAGGTCACAAATGAGCACAAATTTAGATGGCGTATTAGTAAAAAGAGCACATAAAAACGAAACTTGGAAAGAAGATCAACTTATTGAGTTTGCAAAATGTGCAGACCAGGCAACTGGTGCCTATCACTTTATGGATAATTTCTTTTATATTCAGCACCCTGTTGAAGGAAAGATGCTATATAAAGCCTATAGTTACCAAAAAGAGTTAGTTACAAGTTATCACAGTTTTCGATTTAGTATCAACCTATTAAGTAGACAAATGGGTAAAACTACTTGTGCGGCTGGTTACTTGTTATGGTATGCAATGTTTGTTCCTGATAGTACAATATTAATTGCGGCACACAAATACCAAGGTGCACAAGAGATTATGCAACGTATACGATATGCATATGAGTTATGTCCAAATCATATAAGAGCTGGTGCTGTTAATTACAACAGAGGTAGTATTGAATTTGAGAACGGAAGTAGAATTGTAGCTCAAGCAACAACTGAAAACACCGGACGTGGTATGAGTATTACATTGTTATATTGTGATGAGTTTGCATTTGTCCGTCCAACTATTGCTCGTGAATTTTGGACAAGTATTTCGCCAACACTAGCAACAGGTGGTAAAGCAATTATAACATCAACACCAAGTAGTGATGAAGACCAGTTTTGGCTATTATGGACTGAAGCGAATAACAGAGTTGATGAGTATGGCAATGAGCAACCTTTAGGAAAAAATGGATTTCGTGCCTTCCAATCATTGTGGAGAGAGCATCCTGATAGAGATGAAGAATGGGCAAAAGAAGAACGTGCTCGGATTGGTGAAGAGCGTTTTAGAAGAGAAATGGATTGTGAGCCAATTGTATTTGATGAAACTTTAATTAATGCAGTGAAACTAAGTGAAATGAGTGGTGTTGATCCGTTAGAAAAACAAGGTCAAGTAAGATGGTATAAAAAGCCAACTAAAGGACAAACATATATGGTTGCACTTGATCCTAGTCTTGGTACAGGAGGCGATAATGCCGCCATACAAATAATAGAACTTCCAAGTTTAAATCAAGTTGCAGAATGGATGCACAATAAAACGCCAATACAACAACAGGTAAAAATACTAAGAGAAATCTGTAAATATCTTGCTGATACTATAGGCGAACCTAATGATGTTTATTATAGTGTTGAAAATAATACATTAGGTGAAGCAGTACTTGTAACTATACAAGAGATTGGCGAAGAAAATATATCAGGTGTATTTTTAAGTGAGCCAAAGAGTCACGGTAATTCACGTAGGTATAGAAAAGGATTTAACACAACACATAAAAGTAAAATTACTGCATGTGCTAAACTAAAAAGTTTAATTGAAAGCGATAGATTAAAAATACACAGTAAAAATCTTATAAGCGAGTTGAAAGGATTCGTTGCATCAGGGAATAGTTATTCTGCAAAGCCAGGAGATAATGATGACTTAGTTATGAGTATGATACTAGCACTAAGGATGACAAACATTATTAGAAATTATGATGCAAGTATAGAGGCAAGGATGAAAGATAGTGTTGATGATATCATCGAACCTATGCCATTTATTATGATATAGGATAAATATTTGTGTATAGAAAAGGAGTCAGAAAATGGCAAAACGTGGCGGAAAAGGCGGAAAGCGTAAGTAATAATGATTGGAGCGAATATTTCGCTTCTATTATAAGTGTTT